CTAATCTTTTTCTCGTAAGACTTTTTCAATGTCTTTTTTCGCTTGCACATAGTGGCTAGCTACTTGTTTTGCAGACTTGTGATCTAAGTCTACTTTTTCCAAATAAATGATCGCTACATCGTGAGCAGCTTTTCTAACTTCTTCATCTGACATTTCGATTCACCTTCTTTCTTTTTTGATCTAATCGAACTTGCAGAGTTAGGTGGGGAGGCAGTACTAATTTCTAGGGGCGCGATATCCGGCTCTTTCAGCTTCATCAACTGTTTTAAACCAAGTTGCTGGATTAGTTGTTTTATCATAATATCTGCTCCCTGGAACGTGATATATTCCGTTGTTAGAACCTTTGATTAATCCGTTCCCATTGGCATCAACGTATTCTGGACCATTTGTTTGAGCAGGAGTAGGAGCAGCTTGTTGAGCACTGGTTTCGCTCTGAGCGGCTTCCGCTTGCTTCTGCGCTTCAATTCGTTGTTGTTCTTCTGCTTGTTTTTGCGCTTCAACTCGCTGCTGCTCTTCTGCGGCTTGTTGTGCTTTTATTTCTGCATTTTTTCGTTCCTTTTCTTTTCGTTGTGCTGCTTCAATTTCGTTTTTAGTTTTACTTGTTCCATCTGAATAATTCAAAGTCACATCATCTTGTACATTGAAAATATAAACATTAAATTTGATATCGTCAGATTTAATTGATTGAGCCATCAAGTGAACTCCACGTGCTAGAAGCTCATCACCACGGAAGACAGGTGTTACTGAGTACCTTACATAGTTATCTTTACTTTTTTCAAGATAGTACTTGATATCCATTTCAAAACGAAGCATCTCTGGATTGTTTAATTGAGCTGTTCCAGTTATAAGGTTTTTCCAGTTATCGTTTTCACCAGAAAGGGCATACCCAATCAAATGAGATCGATTGTAAAGATATCCTTTGTTGATTTTCTTATTATGCCACCCTGTAGGTTTAACATTAGAAATATCTCCACGTTTAGCTGTAGGCATTAACGATTGATTTAACATAGCTTCTGCATTTGTCGCACGGTTGAGTTGATCAAGATCGCCATATTTTTCCCATGCTTTGTTTACTAATGATAGATCATCCTCAGAAAAAGTAGGGTTGTTGTCATTTACTTCAATTGTTTGGGTACTATTATAATCTAAATTTGCAAGATTAGTGTTATCCTGTTTCATTCGATTATCAAAAGAAATTAGCGCCTGTTTTTGCTTGTTCTTTTCATCTGTTGATTTGTTCTTATCTTCCTTTTCTTTGGACGAGCTTGAAACAGATTTACTTTTTATCTTATTTGGCTGAGTGCTACTAATAGTTGTTTCTGCTGTCTTATGATCAGATGGTTCTGTTAACATACCACCTGCGATAAAAACTATAAAAGTTCCAAGAATAATGAAAAGCTCAGGTTTCTTTGGAGACTTTTTGAAAAAAGCTCTAATTAATCTTAAAACACCAAAAATAAATCCAAAAAACCCTACAAGTAATAGTAAATTGCCCATTTATATCCTCCATTTAATTCATTTCAACTATCTATCCATACCTCATAAGATAGTTTCTGGTTAATCATCTAACTAGGACTAGGTTATGAACTAAGGTAAAAGCTTTAAAAAAGCAGTTATAATACTAATAACTATCAACCCTAATCCACAAAAAAATATCAATAGTTCTTTTTTGTTCTTCTTTTTCCATACCCAGAATGTCCAAACGATGAGTCCTAAACCGTATAGAATAAGAAGTAAGCTAAGTGTTATTCTCAGGCTATAATCTTCAAACATTTGAATTCTCCTTTGAAAAACGACAAATAATCAAGCGGGTTAATGAGTTTTTTTAGTTTTCTGTAACCGAACCATCATAATGTACGAAAACACTTTTTACAGTATGCGTCATGGTTCCATCATTCGGATCGGTTGCTTTTACAAAATAGCCTCTTTCATCTTCATAAAGACAGCCCCATGTCCAGGCACCACCGTTGTCTCCAAACTGACTCTGAGCGATTTGAACAGCTTGTGCTTGGGATGTGACAACTTTCGGCGCACCGTGACCACCCTGAAATTCAGTTTGTTGCTTGGATTTTTGTCTCTCCGCTTCTAGTTGGTCTTTCTGATCTTGAGTGATGATATAGCCATTATCATCCATAGCTAACCCGTTTTCGCTTAAAGCCATGCCAAAAGCTTCCCATTCCTTATTTGTCCAGTTAACACGATCGGTTGGTGTAGATTTAAGAGTCCGTTGCTTCATTTCTTCATAGCTTTCTTCGTTTACTGTATTTGAAGAGGAGGTTGAGGAACCCGTAGAATTTTGAGTATTTGAATCAGCTGATGATGCAAAATTTGAAGGAGTAAGCTTCAATCCAGCAGAATCAGCATACTTTTGAACAAGGCCCTGTGACAAATCTCCATTGAATTGCATAAGGATCAATTTCTTTTCATTTGCTGCAGTATATGAGAAAGCCATAGCCGACGCTTTGCCAAGATCTTCATAGTAATCCTTTGTTTTAGTCAGATCTTTCTTTTTTTCAAATAAGAAAATTCGCGCATTCATAAATTCGCCTGAATCGTCTTTTTGAATGCCGAATATCTTAGCTTCTTTAGCATACATAGGAGCCATACCAAAATCTTCTTTAGTCATGGATCTAACTCCATCAACTGCTAAACTATCTTTTTTGAACTTATTTAAAATGGACTCTAAATTTATTGTCTCTTTTTTTTGATTCGAACTACTTGATTTAAGATTGGTTCTCGTCGAGTCTGTAGACTCATCCCTCTTATCACTAGAACAAGCTGAGAAGAGCAGGGTAGAGCAAGCCAACAATACAACACTAATTTTTTTCATGACAAATCCTCCACAACTTGAAGTCGAAGAAGCTGCGCTGTGCTTCCTTTTGATCTGCAGTAAATCTTATGACATGAAGAACGCCTTTTTTATCTAGCGTACGAACGTACAAGTTGGCGTAGACTCGACTCGATTTCATTGATCCGCCAATCAAAGCTCCAGCAGTTCCGGCTATTGCAGCACCTATTAGTGCTCCACCTAAAGAGTTAGTTTTATCTGAAAAAACAACTTTTTCAAGTAATAATTCCTCTTTTTTTCGACCTTGTTTTATGATAATTTTATTTGGTTGTTCTTGTATTATTTTTGTAATTTTGTTGCGTTTAAAAGTTTTATAAGTTGATTCTTCAATTACTCCAGTTGCAGAGAATGATTCAAAGTTCTTTTTCAAAGCATTGCTGTTAATTTTTTTAGCTTTTTTTCTTCGACTTTTGCTATACGTTTTGGATCATCTTTCCACTCCTGAAAAGAGCCAACACTTTTTTCGGTCACGTTCTTAGTGACATCGAAAGTTTTTTTCCCTAAACCCTTCCAATCAACCAATCAAATACCTCCTTTTAATCAAACCATTCGCAAACTCCTACAGTTCCATTTTCTCTGAAACGAATTGAATAATTTTTATATCTAAGACCTTGGCTATACTTTTTTGCGTAAGTTTGAATAGCCTTTGTAAAAGTATCCTCTGTAACAGCTAGAAATTCAGCACACTCCCAAACTTTCTCTAAGCGTTCATGATAGCAGTTAATTATATCTTTAGGGGACACTACAAGCATGTATCCTGCATCTCTAGCTTTTTGTTCCTGCTGACATTTATCAATAGAATCCTGTTCAATAATATTTCCATATGTGGTTAAATGGTGACCAATTTCCTCTGCTACTATTCCGACCAATTCTTTCCTTGACTGAAAAGGGCTAAGATAAATCACGTTGTCAATATACTATCCTTTTTGTTTATCGGGCATATTGGGTTCGAATTTATATTTGACATCGGGATATATTGCCATGAGTTCTTCTACATTATCCAAATAAGCACCTACTAACTGTGATCTCTTTGCTTTATATAGTCTATGAAGTTAAGGATCTCTTTCATTTCGTCATCTGTAACATCTTCATCTAAGTGAGCAGCAACCGTTTCGGCTTTAGTTTTTTTTCTAATATCAGAAGAATCTATCCGACCATGAAGAAAATCAAGAGACACTCCGAAGTAATCAGCTATCTTTTTCTGTATTTCGTCATCAGGTTTGCGTCTGCCTTGTTCGTAAGAAGAGTATGTTGTTCGAGCTACACCTAATATTTTTGACATTTCTGCCTGAGTTAGTTTTTGCCGCTTTCTTAGTTCGGTAAGAGTTTGACTAAACATCTGCAACCTCCTTTTTCTATGCTTCGTTATGTACCAATATTACTACGCAATATGCGTCAAAAAAAGTATTATAAATAAATGTGTCAAAAAGAGTATTTACTTGTTAACGTGTGTCAAAAAGCGTAGTAATATAAAAGTACGCAATATGACACATAAAGAGGAGGGAGAAATATGAATAACTGGTTAATCAATTTGCGAAATAAAAAAGAATTAACACAAGATGAAGTTGCTAAATTAGCTGAAATGCCAAGAACAACGTATTCTTCAATTGAACAAGGTAGACGTAGGCCATCAGTTGAAAATGCTATGCGTATCGCGTCGGTATTAGGATTTGATTGGACGTATTTTTTTGAAAAGAAAGTACGCGAAACGACGCGTGATAAGGAGGTGGTCTGATAAAAGACAAACCGCAAATGATTCGAGCATCAATTGATACACGATTCTTGAATCAATACATTAAAATGCTGATTCCTGCTATTCAACGTAAGTTTGATGTCGAACCAGGAATCGAAGGTTCGCTTTTTTCTGAGACGAATAGTATCGATGAAATGCATATCTTGTTTTTATCAACGGATGAACAAGCACAAGACATTTTCGACTTCATTAATTCTAAATGGCAGTTTGAGAGTGAGCCTCAACTTATTTCATAAATACATTTTATGGTAGTTAAACTGCTATGAAAATTGACAACTGAATACAAAGGAGTGATAAAAATGGTCGTTTCAATGAATGAAAAACGAATAGCGACAATTTTTAGAAACGAGGTAGACCGTCAATCAATTAATCAAAGAGCCATGGCAATAGACATGAATGACTCTCCTCAAAATATAAGCCATAAATTGAATGGGCGACGTCGCATGGGCTTGGATGGAGTAATAGACATGGCTGAGTATCTTCAATCGCCGAACTTAGACTTTGAAACAGCAGCTGAAATGTTCTATACGCCGAGACCACTAAACAGAAAACGACGAGATGATCATCCACTTTCAAAAATGGTCGGACAAGACAAAGAAGAAATGGAACGTATTGAAATTGAGAAGAAATTTGAGATATGGGATTTACTTTCAATACCAAATGCTGATTTAACGTCAATTGAACGAAATGAAATTAAAGATTGGTTACTCGAACTAGTGGATGAGATTTCCTCTGAAATAGCGGTTTTCACTTCTACTTGTGATCGATACGGGTTTAATTCAAGAGAGGTCGTCAAGATGGGGGAGTCAAGAGAAAGGGATGATTAAATGCTTGTATACACAATACCGGAATTAGCTGCAGAATATAGACATCAAAGGACAATATCTACGCTTTAGTTTCTTTGGGTAAAATCAAAACTTTACAATTTACCTCTTAAAAAATTGTTAGTAAATCTGAAGCCGAGCGTTTTCTAATTGATAATGCTGGTACGAGTTTTGAAGAAATGATTATAAATGAAAAAGAACGTAGAAAGTTAGTAAAAGAAAGTCAAAAGATATATGAAATGAAGAAAGAGGCACAAGCATGAAGAAAATAAAAATTATTCGTGGATTTGGAATAGCCTTTGTTGCTGGATTAGTACTAATGCTAAAACTCAGCTCGATCCAATCGCTAAGAGTTTTAGTAATGATCATTTGCATAGCAGCTGCTAGCGTTTTGATCCCGACTACTATGATTTACGACGAGAAAGAATACGAACAACGCACAAAAAAAGAGACTTACTAGCCGGCAAGCAAAAGTAAGTCACTAACGAATTAATATCTAGGAGGATTATAACATGGAAACTACTGAATTAACAACTAATCTTCAAGTAGGTGTTAGCTATACACCTAGTGAAATAACGATTCAAAATGAAGAGCACTTAGCTTCAAGTGTTGAAAAGCTTGTAGCGTTGTATGGAAGTTATGCATTTACAGATGACAATATCCCAGAAGCAAAGACAGCAAAATCTTCGCTAAATAAAGTGAAAAAAATCCTTGAAGATCAACGAAAAGATGTAAAGAAAAAGTATAACGAACCTTTGAAACTTTTCGAGGATCGCATTAAATTCTATGTAGAGAAGATTGATCACGTTAAGGATGACATTGACTCAGGAATCCAAGATTTTGAGGAACGAGAAAAAACTAAGCGATTAGAAGTGCTTAAAATGACGATCGCTGAAATGGCAGTCAATTATGAAATCAATATCGAAGAATTGGAAATTGATCCAGCTTGGTTGAATAAAACCAACTTTACTAAAAAGGGCGAGGTTAACAGCAAAACAGTAAAGATCATTGCTGACAAAATGGGATTTATTGCTTTAGAAAATCGCCGGATTGAAGGAGATAAAAAGACTGTTCAAACGTTTGCTGATTTAAACGGATTAGAACCATATGCATGGGAAAATTTAATTATCCAAGGGCACAGCGTCAATGATGTTTTAGATCACATGAAGGAAGCGACAGAGCAAAAGAAACATGATGAAGAAGAAAAAGCTCGACAAGCGGCTGCAGAAATAGAGTATCAAGAGGCTATGGCAGAGCTTGAACGAGAAAAGCAACAGACAATCGATAATAAGGTTGTAAATTCTGAAACAGGCGAATTGGTTAATGAAATAAAGGCAGAAGAGATACTAAGCTTCACATTAGAAATTACTGGTACTAAGTCAAAACTGTATGCTCTTAACCAATACATGACTGAGCAAGGAATAGAATTTCAAAAAAAAGGGGTGAAGACATGAAATTTTATCCTAAAGGAACAATGCCAGAACAGGCAAATATGTTTTTCATTTACGGCGATGGCGGGACAGGTAAGACCTCGTTAACAAAACAATTTTCGGGTAACAAGTGGCTTATTACTTTTGATCAATCGACAAATCCGATTCGAAAAGATAAAGATACATCCGTTTTAGTCATTGAAGAGCAAGATTCTCCGATAATTCAAAAGTTAGTTATTACAGCTATCAATAAAGCGATAAACAATCCAGAGTTTGATGTAATTATTTTAGATAACATGACGGCTTTACAAAATTTAGTTCTTGAAAATATTGACGGCGCATCAAAGGATGGGCGTCAGAATTATCAAAAATTGCAACTATGGTTCAGACAACTTGGATACAAACTGAGAGAAAGTAATAAAACCATCTATGCCACTGCCCATCAAATCGATAACGGTGCAAGCGGGCTAGACGGTAAAGGACGATTTGCCGCAGATATGAATGAAAAGACGTTCAATGCATTCACATCAATGTTTGATGTCGTAGGACGTATATATATTGATGGTGGTAAACGTTTAATCGATCTAGATCCAGAAAACGGTAATCATACAAAAAACCGATTAGACAATCGCAAGCTTATTGAAGCAAATGAATTAGTAAACCATAAAAAGGAAGAGGTAATTTAAATGACTTTATTCGTAGTAGATTCACAAAATGTTTTCGGGAAATCAGTTGGAGAAGCAGGAAGCTATAACGTAAAAATTCTTTCTGATTCTGAATATAAAAGAACTAAGGAACAACAGAAAGACATGGCTGTACTAAATTATGAAGTTGTTGACGGTAAGTACGCTGGTGGCAAAGTGCTTTATGACAACATGGTTTGGGAAAATGACAACGTTGAGCTATCAGTCAAACGATTTAATACTGTTTTGGCCGCAATTGGGGTTCCTGATGGTACGAAGATAGAAAGCATTCAACAACTAGTGCAAGCCTTAAAAGGTAAACAACTTAATATCACCGTAGATTGGGAACAAAGTGATTTTAATGGTAGATGGAATTTGAAAGTAAAAGGGTATCACAAAATTGATCAAGAGGGCAGTAAACCGAATGGGGTTGAACGTCCATCAGAACACCACATACTAAGAATAATACTTTTCAAGATTCGCTACCAGGAACTGATCCCTTTGCTACAGCGAAAAGCATTGCTAACGGCGGGATCAATATTACAGACGACGATCTACCATTTTAATCCGAGGGAGTTTTTCTCCCTCTTAACTATTAATAGAAAGGAGGTCGCATTTTGGACTACATCAGACAGATTAATGCCTTCGAAAATTGGCTTGAATATAACGAGCTTGGCGCTGGTCCCCAACTGCTTTGGTATAAGCTCATGGCAATAGCAAACAAAAGTGGATGGCAGAGCGAATTATCGATTGCCAATACAAGGCTACAATCAATGACTAAAACGTCTGAAAAAACATTGATTAACAATAGGAATCAATTAATCCAAACAGGACTCCTTCAATATAAAAAGAGAGGTCGTACTAAAGCGGGTCTCTATTTACTATCTGATATAACTGGAAATTTTCCAGTAAAAACGAAAGTAAATAATCTTACTACTGGAAAAACTACAGTAGATTCTACAGTAAATGTGAAAGTAAATCCTACAGTAAATAGTTCAGTAGATTCTACAGTAAAACCTTCAGCTTATATAAACAATACAAGACAAGACAAAACAAAAGATAATCATGATGATGAAAAGTCACCTCTTCGTGTAGCAAACGAATACTGGGGTCAAAATCGACCACTGAACAGCGTTCTGCAGGATGCGATTTTGAGATGGTGTAATCAATGGCCAAACGAGATGGTCGTTTATGCACTGGAACTGACCTATCTCAATTCAGTTGATGTCAAAGGGGTGAAACCTTATGTCAGTGTCATATTGAGCAAATGGTCTGAAAAAAATATAGACACTTTGGAAAAAGCCAAAGCTAATACAAAACCCAAAAAGACAGGGCATTCAAACAAAAGAGTAGAACAACTGCCGGATCACATTGCCAATCCACCGAAAGAAATTCCCTTTGATCCAGCTAAAGAAGCAGAACTCGATAGAAAATTACAAGAATATTTAAGTAAGGAGTGAGCACATGACTATTCGAAAACAAACCAAATACGGCAACAAAAAAGTTTATCGTTACGGTCATTGGTTCGATTCAATCGCTGAGGCTGACTATTATCCTATCGTCGTTGCCTACGCGAAAGAGTATGGCTATGAGCTGAAACTTCAGGATCGCATTGATATTCTCCCAACTTTAAAGCTAAACGACTGGGCGATAAAAAAGACGCAGTACGTCGCTGATTACTCCTTTTATCACCGAGGGAAAATAGTTCGCCTTGTGGATGTAAAAGACATTGAGACAAAGGATTTCCGCTTGAAAGCCAAGATGATCGCTTGAGAGCTAGGCATAGTAATTGTCCTAGCAAAAAAGACCCGATATGGATTTGTTCACTACCCTTTCAATATGCCGACAAGCAAGAGAAAAGAGGTTCGCTTATGAGTAAAATGAATAGCCAACGTTTAGAGACGGTCCTACTCTATACCGACACCTTTATAAAAGAACATGATTATCCACCAACAATTCGACAAATATCAAAAAACACAGGAATCCCTTCCACTTCAACTGTCAGCGCCTATCTCTGGCAATTGAAAGCTATGAACCTATTAAAAATTGAACCAGGAGCTTTCAGAACTATCCGAATGACCGAAAGTGGAAGAGATCGCGTCAAGGAGTTGAAGTGTTCATGAAAATGACAGATAAAGAGCGCTTTAGACACCTGATGGCCCATCCGAATTATTGGAAAGACGAGACAATCCAGAAAGAGGCTAATGCGCTAGGTAAGAAAATATGGAACCAATCATCAAAAAGACCAAGAAAAATGATTCAAGTGAGTCTTGGAGATAAGGTCGTTTTAACTGGAACTTGTGTTGAAATAGCGAAACGGTCAAATCTTTCTGAAACACATATCAAGAACTTAGCTAGACAAAACGGAATGGATAGTTTTGGAAAAACGTATAGGTATCTGGAGGGGTCGCTATGAAAATGTGGGAGCGTCGCTGGATTGATAAGAAAGTTAGGGTTTTCGTTCTTGCTATGCCTAAAGACTATAAATTAAATACTCCGAAAGACCAAATAATTAGCGAGATTTTAGCAGCAAATGACTGGTTTATAACTATTTCGAAACCAATGGAGATTATTCGTGAAGAGGTAGAAAAACAATTTAATATTTACGTCAGATGACCTTGAAAGGATGATACACGTGGAAATGAAAGAGCAGTTTATAAATTCTGTCATTCGTAACATGGAGCCTGAACTTGAAGTTAATCAACTTAAGAAATTGAAAATTGTACTAACGATCAATTTAAATCATATACGTGTAGAAAAAGAGAACACTGATCTAGTCATATACGATGAATCGGGTGACATTGCTGCCTACAAACAATATTTCGTGTCAATGAAATTACGAAACTTATCTAACGGCACGATAGAACTCGCTATGAGGACGATCGACGCCTTCCAAAGATCAGTGAAGAAACAATACAAGGACGTATCAACTCAAGACATTCGGTTGTATATCGCGTACCGCGACATGAAGGACCATTTATCAAGCGCCACTTTAAACAGGGAACGCGGGTGCATCTGCAGGTTCTATACTTGGCTGTTCGAGGAAGAATATATCCCTAAGAACCCAGCAAAACGTGTTGAACCTATTAAGGTGGAGAAACGACTGAAAAAAGCCTTCACACCGATTGAAGTGGAACTAATGCGGAACGCCTGTAGGAAACCAAAAGAAAAAGCAGTGTTTGAACTATTACTCAGCACGGGGTGTCGAGTCACTGAGTTAACCATGCTGGCTATGGAAAATTACGACCAACAAAGAGGGACCATTACAGTAATTGGAAAAGGCAATAAGGAGCGCACGGTCTTCGTCAATGCCCGCGCTAAAGTGGCAATTGATAATTATCTAAAGATCAAACCGCATTTTGAAGGTTCGATCATATGTGGCCTTCATGGAGTTGGAACACAGATGACTTCGAATGGCATTCAAAAAATGGTCAAAGAGATTGCAAAGCGTGCTCATGTAGCTCACGCACATCCGCATAAGTTTCGAAGAACTGCAGCAACATTCGCTCTGAAGAGAGGAATGAGCTTGAACGATGTAAGGCGCTTTCTTGGACACACGGATGTTGATACGACGCTGCAATATATTGATACTAGCGGATCGGATCTGAAACTAGAACATGAAAAATATGTCGCATAAGACAAACAAGGAGACTAAAAGCATGAAATTAAATGGAAAGTTTCAATTAATTGAAATCGGGAATATTGAAAGGGAACCACGTTTGCTCGTTTCAAAACATAACATGAGATTCAATAAACCGTTATCAGCTCGAATGGATTATGTCGATCATGTGAAAATTTACTTGAACAGTGAAGAGAAACTATTAGCAATTATGCCATGCACTAAGAACTCTCCAGGAGCTACTAAATTCTACAAGAAAGAGAATAACAAATGCAAAAATCCGATTTGGTCCAATCAACGTTTTATTCATTTATTGGAAAAGTTAAACGGATGGGATTTGGAAATGAATAGTTACGGATTATATCCTGAAAAGTTGGATGATGGTGGACTGTACTTTGATTTTTCAAAAGCTAAAGTTCTTAGCAAAAAGTAAAAGCTCCTAAAACTGGGGCTATCACAGAAAAAAATCAGTCAAGTAAATTGACTGACGGTAAGATAAAATGCTTTTTTACTTGTGTATGATCTTACTTCTTTTTTTATACTTGTAAATATTCCACAGTTCATAAAGAGAGCCTAGAATTAAGTCTGGGATTATATCGCTTATAAGTAGTGTTCCACTCAAAATTGAACAAATGTATGCCAATACACAGATAGGAATATAAAGTAGAGTCCCAGTAATTACTCCAGGAGAATATCTCTTAGTTTGAATGGCCCCTAAAATGTGTGTGAAAAAGGCATTTGCAGCTAGGAAGGTAGAAGCAATTAGGAACGAGTTGTAGGATGTTCCTAAGAAAAATACGCTGGCGGAAATCATTAAAACAATAAGAAACGCAATTACATTGACCTTTATGTAATATCGCGGTTTTTGTTTAGATAGTGAAGGTCTGAACGAATGATACCATTCAATAAATCCTCCTGGAAAATAAAACTCCTCAAAACAGTGCAATAAAAAGGAAAAAGGTAATATCAAGATAAGTACTTTCAT